GTACCCTGAGTCCCTGTAGTTCCTTGAATACCTTGAATACCAGCAGCAAATGGAGTAACCCAAGAAATCCCGATTCCGGATGAAATTAATACTGACCCAGCAGTACCTACATTTGATGTTCCAGATGCTGCACCTAAATGTAGTCCACCAATACCAGTTCCTGGTGTTGTAGCATTCCAAGCAGAAAGGTTTCCTGATAATACTTCTGTGGTAGCAGACAATGCTCCAGTGCTCGCATTAAAACTAAATGCTGTTGCAGTACTTCTTGCCCTTGCTGTTTGATTGCTCCCAGTTGCTCCAACCATAACTGGATACAACGTTGTAGTTGAAGTATCCTCAGTTGCATTAATAGTTGTTGAAGGTCCTGCAGTTCCCTGAGTACCTGTAGCACCTTGAGTGCCTGTTGTACCTTGAGTGCCTGTTGTACCTTGTGCTCCAGTTGTACCTTGTGCTCCAGTGGTTCCTTGAGTACCTGTAGCACCTTGAGTTCCTGTAGTTCCTTGAGTTCCTGTAGTTCCTTGGGATCCTGTAGCACCCTGAGCTCCTGTGGTTCCTTGAGTTCCTGTAGCACCTTGGGTTCCTGTAGTTCCTTGGGTTCCTGTAGCACCCTGAGCTCCTGTGGTTCCTTGAGTACCTGTTGCACCCTGTGCTCCTGTAGTTCCTTGAGTACCCGTAGCACCGTACCCTGAGTCCCTGTAGTTCCTTGAATACCTTGAATACCAGCAGCAAATGGAGTAACCCAAGAAATCCCGATTCCGGATGAAATTAATACTGACCCAGCAGTACCTACATTTCCATAAATATCTCTTAAAGAACTATCAAGTTCTACTAAACCAACAAAAGTAGAAACACCAGTTATTCTTAATTGTGGAGAAGTAATAGTTGTATCAGTAACTTGCATACCTCCAGCAGCAAGTCTTACTCCATTTGGTAACTGTGTCGAACCAATACCAATTGCATAGTTACTCAACCAAGCATCAGTATAACCAGCACCAATATCACCACCACGGAACCACATAATTTTCTTATATGTGTCTGGGTTTGTCTCTCCACCAATTGCAAGGCTTACAAGTGGAGTTCCTTCCGTAGATGCAATTGCAATACCACCATGACTTGCCGTTGCATCACTTGGTGAGAATGAAGTACCAATACCAAGAACAATATCAGCATCAACTACAGTAAGTTGTTGAGTATTGAGTTGTGCTGCAGTACCACCTATTGTGATAGATCCATCAACATTTAAATTTCCATTGATGTCCGTGTTGTTTAGAACAGTTAGTGTATGAGTAACTAATTCTGTTCCATTGAAAGTAAGATTCGCAGAACCAGTTGGATTATTTGATCCATCCTTATAAACAACTTGATTAGCAGAACCTGCTACTGGGCCCGTAATACCTTGAATTCCCTGCGTACCTTGAGTACCTTGAGTACCTGTAGCACCTTGGGTTCCTGTTGTTCCCTGAATACCCTGAGTACCTTGTGTTCCTTGAATTCCTTGAATTCCTTGAGTGCCATCAGTTCCTTGGGTTCCTGTTGTACCTTGAGTACCTGTTGTTCCTTGAGTACCTTGTGTTCCTTGAATTCCTTGTGTTCCTGTTGTTCCTTGAGTACCTGTTGCACCTTGGGTTCCTGAGTACCTGTAGCACCTTGAGTACCTGTAGCACCTTGAGTACCTGTAGCACCTTGAGTACCTGTAGCACCTTGAGTACCTGTAGCACCTTGAGTGCCTGTAGCACCTTGGGTTCCTTGAGATCCTGTAGCACCTTGGACTCCTTGAGAACCTTCTACATTAACAAGTTCAGTTGCATAAATGACTGGACCAGTATTTTCTCCAAACTTCCAATCACCTCCCGCTAATGTTGTTATCTTTAGACTGTAAGAATATGTTCCAGCAGAAGGATTATCAATAAATGACATTGCAAATGGTACATTTTCACTTGTTCCAGTTGATTCAAATTGAATATCATTTCCAATTGGAGTTGATCCTCTATACAACTGCATACGACCCCAAGTGTTTGCAGTTACGTTTTCGGCATCACCAGTTACTGTGATTTGAATCGGATATCCAGTTGTAGTAATAGTTGCAGTTACAACTCCAACTGGAAATGAAGCAAGTGTTTGTGAATAATTTAATGCACCTGCTGCAAATGAAGGACCTTGGATGCCCTGCACTCCTTGAGTGCCTTGGGTTCCCTGAGTACCTTGGGTGCCATCAGTACCTTGAGTACCTTGAATTCCCTGAGTACCTTGAGTTCCTTGAATTCCCTGAGTACCTTGAGTTCCTTGGATTCCCTGAGTACCTTGTGTTCCGTCAGTACCTTGAATTCCCTGAGTTCCTTCAGTACCTTGAATTCCCTGAGTACCTTGTGTTCCTTCAGTACCTTGGATTCCCTGAGTACCTTGTGTTCCTTGAGTTCCTTGTAGTCCTTGAACTCCAATTTGAACTACTGTAGTTCCTATTCCTACCCCTAAAGTATCTTGGCGAATAAACAACTTTCCATCATAATGGTTAATAGCTATTTCTCCAAGACCTAACTGTTCGACTGTGGGTGTTTTTCCCTGAACGGTAGACCTTTTAACTCTTATGATAGGATCAGCCATTTATTCGCATAGTGGTAGGGACCTTAGAGATTCTTATATAAGAATCTTAGGTATTTATGAAAAATCTCCTTCTACCTTTGAACCTCTTTTTGGTTTTCGTAACTTTTCAAGTTCAACACTTAAAGTATTTACAGTTGCTGTAAGGGATTCCACTTGAGTTTCTAATACGATATTTCTATTGAACAGATCAAATGCTTTCTGTTGATATTTTGCAAGGACTAATTTTAAATCTTCTTCACTCATAAAAAAATACACCCAGTTTCCTGAGTGTATTTAGGATTTATGAATTAAGTTCAAAAAGTTCCCGCGTCAATGGTGATGTTCTCTAAGTTTCTTGTAGAACCAGTGCAAGAAATAACTTGAGATGTTCCAGCACAATCAGTTACCCAAAGTGAGCCAATTTCAATAGGCGCATACGTATTTACTGTAAGTTGGGGAGTAGTTGTAGTTGTACCTTCAGTATCAGAATCAAGAATACTTGCAAATTTAAATCTACTGTCACCGTGTTCCCAAATAACCGCAGATTTCTTTGCGCTACCAGAATAATAATTAAATAGAACGCCAAGATCCCAAGTAGTTCCTGTCGATGGAGCAGCTCCATTTACAATACCTAAATCAATTGTTCTATCTTCTACGGTGAGGGAAGCAGTATTAACTTGAGTCGTGTTTCCATTTACATATAAGTTGCCCTGAACTGTTAAGTCATCAGCAACAGTTACATCATTATCAGTAATAGTAATCGCAGTTGCACCAGTGCTTGATGATTGAATAGTTCCAGATCTTAAAGTCGGAGCACTTAAAGAAGTTCCAACAACAACTGCATTTGGAAGACCTACAGTAATAGTTTGAGCCGATACTGAGGTTTCAACTTCATTCGCAGTTCCATTAATAACTAAGGTTTGTGAAGTATTAAGAGTACTTGGACCACCACTATCAGCATTCAGTCCAAGAGTTAGGTTGATTGCACCAATTTCGGCATCAACATAATCAATAATTGCAGAAGATGTTGGAACTGAAGAAGTTGAAGTTCCAGAACCAACTGCAGATGAGAACTGAGTAATGCCAACTCCAGTTCCTACAGTTGTAATGCCACTAATGATTAAGTTTCTTGCAAAGGTTGCATCTAAATCGACAAAAGATAATGTATTACTTGCATTCGTCGAACTTCTAAAACTGTTTGCAACGACTTTACCCTGGAAAGAAACATCTCCAGAGGTATCGTACATATACATTGCACGAGTGCCATTTGCAGAAGCGAGATAACCACTACCTGCAATTAGATCTCCAGCAGATTTTACATTTCCAGTTATTGTCGAAATAGAAACTGCAACAGTACCATCACTTGCCTGAATGTCATTACCACCAATCTTAACATCTCCAGCAAAAGTAGTTAATGTATTTGATGTTAATGTGATATTAGTATTGCCATCACTTGCTTTAATGTCATTGCCATTGATACGAATATCTCCATCAACAACGACATCGGTAGAGAAAGTTGAGACGCCTGTTACGTTAATTCCACCAGCACCAATAATTAAACCACCTGAACCAAAAGTAAGATTTGAACTATCTTCAAGAGCTCCAGAAGTTCCTGCAAGAACAACTCTACCTGCAGTTAAGTCAGAAACTGTTGCAGATGATAGTGTTGTTTCTCCACCAGAAATATCAGCACCACCATTAGCATCAATTGCGCCAGTAAATGTTGATATTCCACTTACTAAAGTATTGCCAGTAAACTCCGCATGTTGTGTTGTAAGTTTATTAGTACCGGGATTATAGTAAATGCCATCATCAGTGTAAATTGATTCATTTGTTGCAGAACCATTGTTTGCATCAACAAATGTAACATGATAATTTGCATTGGCATCTGCCGCAGTAACAGTCTTAACCTGGTCTGCGGAGGATACATTACCTACCAAAGAACCATAAAATGTTGTTGCGCTTACTGAGGTATCGCTTACAGTGACGCCAGAACCAACAGCAAGACGAACTCCGCTTGCCATTTGAGTGGTTCCGATTGCAACTCCATAGTTAAAGGCAAACGCATCAGTTGAGAATCCAAGAGTTCCACTCTTGAACCACATCATCTGCTTATAAGTATCTGGAAGTGTATTGATTCCGGATGCAGTAAATGATACTAATGGTGTTCCCTCAGTAGATGCAATAGCTACACCAGCGTGATTTGCTGAGGTATCTGTTGGTGTAACTGAAGTTGTGTATCCAAGTATAATATCTTTGTTTTCAATATAAACATCTTGTCCCAATAATGTAACTGTAGTTCCACCAATAGTTACATTACCATTTACCGTTAAATCATTTTGAATGATAGTATTGTCTTGAATGATTACACTACCTGCTGGGTCAAGAACAAGATTGCCGGATGAGGTTGTAATCTTATTAGTATCATCAGCACCGATTCTTATATTACTTGCGTCTATTCCACCATCAAATGTACCTATACCAGCAAAACTTGTATGTCTCCACTGCCTTGCACCATCACCCAAATCATAAGTATTTGATGCATTTGGATATAATCCTGAAGTAAACTCACCACCAACATTAATATTATCTCCAGTATCATCACCAAGATTAATTAACCCGCCTTTAAATGTTACGACACCAACAAATTCACTATAACCTTGTACTCCAAAGTTTCCTCCAACATAAAGGTCACTTAAGAATGTACCAACTCCAACAAATGTGGAGATTCCTGATACATTCAATGCATCATCAATTGAGGTAAATCCTGTGGCAGAATCTAATATCAGATTTCCGACAGAAGTATCAATTTCATTATTTGTAGATACACCAATTCTTATATTTTTAATCTCTGCACCACCATTGGCATCAAGTAATCCAGTAAGTGTTGAGATTCCAGTTACAAATAAATCTGTAAATGCTGCTTGAGAACCAGGAACAGAAACACCTAAAATACCAGTATAAACTGAACCACTAACATAGACACTCTTACCAGAAATTCCACTTGGTAAATTTGCGCCAATAAAGTTTAGTGTTCCTGACTGATAATCAAAGAACCATTCATCATCATTTCCAGAACCTGCACCAAATATTTGAGTCCCACTAGAAGCAGCGGTTCCAGCATTTCCTGGAGTATGTAAATAAACTTTTACTAAGTAAGTAGAGGCAATTTCGGGTGGAATCCAATCAGTAACATTTGTTTTCCAGGTTCTATTGATAGATGAAGTTGCATCTGCGGTACATTCTACTGGATTTGTTGTAGGATATACTGTGACTACACCAGAAGTACTTCCTGGCATTACTCCAGGTATTAAGTCTGCCTGAGCCCAAATTTTATCGCCACGGAGAAGTAGTGGACTTGATATAGATTCATTGGTCGCTCCCTTTAGGATGCCAGTATCAGTCTTTGCCCTACCATAACCAATTTTCTTCCAGAGATAATCAACCTTTTGAGTGTCTGTAATTGCCATTTTGTCTAAATTCTCCTTATGTTATGCTAAGGCTTGTTACTGATTGACCAGAAGCGAGAGCGATTCTGACTAAAAGAACATTACCAGTAGCATTACTTAAGTTTTCACTGCCAAGTGTTAGAGTATAACTTCCACTCAAAGAGGTTCCGGGAGATATAACTTCACCAGGGGTATCCGCACATCCATTACTACCATTACCACCTGCTCCAGTATTTGCGCCAGGAACACCTGAACCCGCATAAACCGTGTCTGCCCTTAACCAACCATTAAGAGTACTAGTACTATCTATGCTTGTACCAGGTGCAGCAATCCAAAGTCCAGTAATACCAGCAGATGTAATATTAACGTTAATGTTGGCAACAGCCTGTCTTCTGAATGCAAAGGTGAAGTATTGAGTTCCACTTCTGTTAGAAGAGAAATCAGGTCCAGCAGGTAAATAACCAGTTGAATAATTTACTTGGTTGTGAGTAATATTTCCAAGTCGTACAACTGCCTCTCTTGTTGTACTGATTCCTGCAGGAGCAGAAGCTTCAGTATATGGATTATTTGTATAAAAGTTAGTTGCATTATTATATGATGGAGTGTCTGTAGTAATTCCAGGTCCAAAATCATAAATTCTCTTACCATCATCAGTGTAAGTTCCATTACCTAAACTATCAGAAACTGCAATTGCAATTTCACTAATTCCACTCTGCCCTGCAGTATGAACTTGAATATTAGTACCAATATCGCTAGAGTAACCACTGATTCCATTTACATTTCTAGCACGAACCTTCACTCTATCAATAGTTCTTACACTTGATGAAGTAATAGGAACTGTTAGGTTACCAATCGAATATGCCGATGAAGTTCCAGTATTTGCATTTGGAATTCCTCCAGTTAGCATACTGGAAGCACCATCAATCTGGGAGTATGTGTAGTCGCTATCTGTTGTAGCAGCACTAGAGGTTCCCTCTTGATTTGTGCCAGTGTCAACTTCAACAATGTTTGTTTGGTTGGTATAAGTTTGACCGACAAGATTTGTAACTGTAACTCCAGAAAGAGTTAGAGTTGGAGACCCAGTATTATAATAAGGAATACCAGAAATATAACGATAAGTACCAGAAACGTTTTCTGCTAAAGAAGCTCCTGCAACACTGACAGTAGGAGTTCCTGTCATATCATCTTTAACAAACTCCACAGTATTGGTGTTGCCCGTAACACTGTGAAGTAACTGCATACTGTTTAAACCAGTATTCAGATTTGAAACTAACTTTGAAACCTTTGCTTTGAATCCTTTGTATAGACTTGGATAGTAGATACTAGAAGCAAATGTAGTCGTTGCGCCAGTTGAATTCAATAACTGATAATCACTTTCTGAAGTAATTACGAGACTTGTGTAAGTTCCGGAATCATCTCCACTTGTTAGTGTTGTTGAACCATCTGCAGAACCATTTACGTTTGCAGTAAGAGTTCCACTATTTGCATTATAAGCAAACGTAGAAATTGGTCCCGCTTCTGCACTTCCTCCCGTTACACGATTGACATCATTACCGGCACTCAGAACTGCTCCGCCTGTGTTATCAGTAAATCCTGAAGCAAGTTTTGGACTTGTACCTACGCTAGTTACATTTGGTAAAGTTTTGCTGCTTAGTCCATCAGGTGCTGCAGGAGAATCATCGTAAACCTTGAGTGCTACTGTACCTGTAGCGGGAATAACCGCTGGGTTTGCAGTGTTATGAGAATTCAGAGTTAATGTAAGAGTATCAGTGCCTGTTGAGGTATTTGTTCCTTGACTCCAAGTATGTTGTAGTCTTGCTGCACCTGCATCTGCTCCACCAGATGCTGAATCGTTTGCAATTGAGTCATTTGAGGAACCATCTCCCCAACTCATCGTATAATCAACTGTTGCGCCCGATGTATTTGTTGTATTATTGTCTAAGTAAAGAGATTCTCCCTCAACAACGTACAAATCATTACCCGATAGAGCACTTCCACCACTAGAACCTCTATATAAAGCAAATCCAACTACTGGATTTGGTGTATAAAGAGTAACATTAGCATCACTATATGTGTGGGGGATAGATGCCGATGAATAGTTGGATGTTGTTGTACCGTCTCCCCAATCAACATCATAACGGTTAGCATTTCCAGAACTTGTAACCGTTAGTGTCACTGCAAGTGGAGAACCTCCTGCAAGAGTATTAGAAGAAAAATCTACGTTAGTAACCGCAGTATTTCTTATGATATTGAATGCGAGTTCATTTAAGTCATCAATACTATCAACAATTTTTGTTGAAGTTGTAAGAGTATTAAGTGCCCCATTACTAGTAATACTAGAATCTGTAGGAGTTCCTAACGTTAATGCACCACCTTCACCATAATAGTTTGTTGCGGTTACAACTCCAGATACAGAAACACTGGGGAATTGGTTAGACCAAGTTAATTCCCCAGTTGAATTTGTCTTTAAGAAGTAAGAACCAGCAGGATTTTCTGGGAAAGTGTATGTTGTGATTCCAGAGAGAGTGTTCGGCGCTTTAAACGAAATATGATTTGTTCCGTCTTTATCTACAAGATTTAAGCGGAGAGAAGTACTTGCATCTTCTCTTCCCCAATAACGATGAGAACCGAAGAATTTATTACCATTAACAGACGTGTTTAGTCCTACAAATAAATCATATTTGTCAAGTGTTAATGCAGGTTCACCTGGACGAAGAGCAGGAATAGTTGCCGCCGCCCCAATATTACCACGCTTAAACTGTAAGATTGGTGAAGCCATCCGAATACCTTTATGCAGTTTCCTAATTAATATTATTTAGAATACTTAAAAGGTTCCGGCATCAAGGTCGATCTTATCGTCTAGGTCAGCATCTATGCGGTCTAAGAAAGCAGTTGCGTAACCAACAAATCCAGGTTGCGTTGTTTCTGTAGAAGCAGCTGCATTTAAAACTTCATCTGGATTGACATCTCTCCATTTTCCCGAAGCGGCATCATACATCAAAACATATTTGTCATTATTACCACTAATTTCTACATCAGTTAATTCGTCTAAGTTTTGTGGCATAATTTCTAATTTGGTTGTAAGACTTGCTTTGTATTTCGGCGACAGAGAACTTTTAACCGAATAATTATTGCCACTATTGAAAGTAACTTTATAAGTCATACTGATATACTCTCTTCTACGATAGCAGTTCCCTTAATAACTTTAGTTTTTTTATTATCAATCGTAAGTACAACATCAAAATAATTTCTACCTGCAGTTAAGTTTGCAGTTTGTGCTGCCGTCAAGGTAAGTTTTATAGTTCCAGTTCCTGCCGTGATTGTTTTTGCAAACTCTTCGTATGTTGTTGAAGTTGGATGTTTGCGAATAGACGCATAAGTTGTTGTAAGTCCTGTTAATACTGAAGCAGACTGATCTGGATCAAAGAGATTAAAAGTTGCCTCAAAATGAGTCCCCTTCTCAATGACTATATTTGTAATCTCAGCAACTGCCATTTTTCTTGGGTATTTTTAAGTATTTATCTATCAGTATAATTTAATTTCTTTATACTCAGAATTGCAAAGTTCATTTATTTTTCTTTTTATTTCAGCTCTCTTATCATTAGTAATATAAACACTTCTTGCAAGTTGGATAAATTCATCATCAAATCTTTGTTCTTTCTCCATCTTTCTTAACTTATCCTCTATCTTCCAAAGATTTAAATTTACCTCTCGCAATTCATTCATATTCTCAAGAGTGAATTGAGTGATTGTGTTTTTAATCAGATTCAAGTCCTCAAGTTCTTTGAAAACATATTCATTATTAGTGAACATAGATTTAATTTCAAGAATTGAAATCTTATCTAAAAGTTCACCAACTGAAATTGGTATTGAAACCTTCATTCTATTCCGAGATTGTTTTTAATTTCATTGATAATTGCTGGATTTTTAGACACAACACCTAAACCAAAAGAGTGAGTAAAAGTAAATTTGGGCATATCAAGTTCATCAAAGAACCTCTTAACTCCATATTCATTTCCAAGGAAATTTTCCACACAAGTGTCATGCATTAGAATAACGCCATCATCAGAAACAAACTTACTCCAAGTTTCAAAGTCTTTTTTAACATCTTCATAATGATGACTTCCATCAATGTGGAGAATATCAATTTTCTTATCCCAAGTTTCTGCTACTTCATCAAAAGTACCTTCAATAAAAGTAATGGTGTCTTGAAGATGAAGTTTTTCTCTCTTCATGGATACAAAGTCATATTTGTATCTTTCAGTATCTTCTCCGACAAAATCATCACCAATAAAATTATCGATTCCATAAACATGACCGATTCTTGGAATTGCAAACGAGAATGTTGAGAATCCATAATCAACACCCAAATCCACAATCACTTTAGGGTTTAGAAACTTAACTAACCATTCGGCAAAATTACGATGACCCGACCAAGCTGTTGCTGGTGTGTCATCAAGATTATTCAAGAAAAGATTGTCAATCGCATCAGTTCTTTCTTTG